TCTACACGTGATTGAGCTTCAACTACATTATTTGCAGGAGCTGCACTAGGCTGTTCAGAACTACTAACTTCTCCAAACTCTTGAGCAACAAACTCCTTGATACCCTCTACTGTGACATCACCATCATAGAGTTTTGTAACGGCCTTACCGATACCTTTATCTGCTGTAAGTCCTAATGAACCTAAAGCAGTATTCATAGCATCAGCTTTAAACTGTTTATTCTCAGCTTTTAGCTTTTTATACTCTTCTCTAAGTTGTTTGATACCATCTGTAGATTCATCTACAACTTCTGTATCTTCTATTGGTTTAATATCTTCCATAATTTTCTCCATCTTCTCTAGCATATAAATATCCCATAACATAATCGCTAGGTAATTAAAGGGATTTTACACAAGGGTTTACGAATGACAGATAACGCACCTTGGTGGCGTTACCGAATTTACGACCCTATATTTAGAGTGCCGACCTCGACAGGCACTATATATAGTGTACTATGCTTCTGTTAGGCCTGCAACTTGTCCTTGTTGATTTTTAAATGCACCTGTTACTACAGAACTTTCAGATGCTTGCTGTTGCAATATACGTTGTTGTTCTCTTACTGCTGCAGGGTCTTGTGTTATATCTGAGCCAATAACATTATCTAAATCTATCTCATTTGTTCTACCTTGAGCTATTCTCAATCTATTAAGTTGTTGAATGTAATCACTTGCTCTAGCAAAGAACCTCATACCACCTTGTTGTGTTATGCCTGCTTGTATCATTCTTTGTGCTTGTTCTGTACTTAAATCTAAATTCTTTAACGCTGCTTCAGCACCTAGCTCTGCTTGTGCTATTTGATTTTGTAATATAGCTATAGATATGTCAGGGTCTAATGAAGCTGCAAATATAGCATTGTCTGTTAAGTCCATATTGAAGTTTGCTTGATAATAACTTTTAATTTCTTCTGCAATAGGATTGTCTATAAATGCATTTCTAGCTGATTCTATTCTTGTTTTAAACTGTGGTACTGATACGTCACCTGATATTAATGATGCAACTTTACCTGCTTCTTCAAACACTAATGGGTTCAAATCATTTTCTAAAAGAATACGATAGTAACCTTCTCTAGTTTGCTCGTACTGTGCTTCATTCATTCTTAGAGAACCATCACTTCTTTTTATACCAGGATAATACAAACCGTATTCTTCTGTATTTCTTACAGTAGCTAATGCAAAGTCTGCACTGCCTGTTTCTATATAAGCATTTGTATATGTCTGAAGTAGTCCACCTTTACCTGATAGCCAAGGTATTAAATCTTCTATTTGTTTTGGTGTAGGTACAAAGTCAGGCTCATCTTCTCTGTCTCCTACAGCAAAGTTATTTAATGTAGTGTCTAGCTTTTCAAAGAAACCACCTAAATCTAAATCATCACCTGTATCACCAGTTGTAGTATCTGTCTCTCCATAGCTTTCATTTGTAAATAAGTTCTCTGCTATCGCAACTCCTCCACCACTTAATGCATCAGTAAGTTCTTCAGTAGTTCTAGCAGCTATGTATTCATCATTTTTAAAAACATATACAACATTACCGCCATCATCTTCTGTGTATAATAGACCTCTGTTAATACTATTTTCTGCAAGAAATTCGTTAGTTATCTCTGCCATATTATGCTATTCCTGTAATTGTAGGTGAAAGATATATCTGTCCTAATCCTTGGCTCTTTAAACCTGCTGCCATTCTGTTAAGTGCTCCTGCATCTCCTACTTCTAAGAAGTGAGCTGTCATAGCTTTTCGTTGTTCTTCAGGGTCATCCATTTGAAAGAGATTATATACTAATTCTTTATCTCGTCCTGTCTCGTCTAAGTCACCAAGCCTTTGTGCTTTTGAACGAATACCTATAATAGATGTATTGTAATCTTTACCTTTATACTTATCTGCTACGTTTTCGTCCCATATAGGTTGTAACTTAGCATCTAATAATGCAGCACCATTTTTAGTTGCCAACACATTACTAAATAATTTGTAATCTTCTTCATCAAATAAATTTGCTAAATCTTGACCTAACTTTTTAGCAACTTGGTCTTTAGCTTTTTCTACATATGCTAAGGCAGTTGGAGCTGTTACACTATTGTCTGCAACAAACTCTGTAATCTTGGGAAGTCTAAATCCTGGTAACTCAGGAAATATATATAATCTATATTGTTCTGCTAAGTCTTCTTTAGATAACTCACCCTTAAGTCTCATATCATAAAATAAATCTAATACACTTTCATCTACATCAAACAACCCATACTGAGCAACTAAACCTGATAATTCTAATTTAGTTTTATCTTGTAATCTTCTTAGCGTTGCATTCTTTTCTCTATCTGTACCTAATGCAATAGCACGGAAATATGCTAACTGGTCTGCATTAAGTGCAGCAATAGTAGGGCTGACGTAAGCATAGTCTTCATAAGTTAACGGTGTTCCTTCAAATATACTTTCAAGAAACAAACCAAGTACTGCATATGTACCATCTTGTTCTTTTGTAAACAAGTAAGGATTTAAGTCTCCTTCTTTTTTTATAGATGTTGTAAGTATATCTAATGGATTATATCCTCTAAACTTTGCGTCTACTTCTTCTATTGCACCAAAACTAATAGCACTTGCTTTGTCTGCATCTGCACTACCAGGAGTAATATCCATTTTGTAACTAGATGTTGATGTATAAAATACAGTAATATCATTTTGCAATCCTGCTAATTCTGATGCTTTTACTGTATAAAAGAAATAATACAAACCATCACTACCTTCTTTAATATAATCAGGCTTAGGTACTGTATCTTCTAACTCAGGTATTTGGCCTTCAGCAATAGCTATATTAACAGCTTGTTGTATATCCCAATCCCAATCTTCAGTACCATCATTATGTCCTACTTTATGTGTCATATTATCTCGCTTTTGCTTTACCTAGTTCACCAACAAAGTTAAGAATAACAGTGTCTACTTCGTCATAATTAGAACGTACATCTATAGGTATAGATTGTACATCCATTCCTAATACGTTAGCTAAATATAAACTTGCTTGTCTTTGTGCTTCAGGATGTTGAGGATTTACTTTGTTCATCATACCTGCAATCTTATCTACGCCTCTTTTAAAAGATACAATTTCTCTTTCTGAGTATCCTTCTTCTCTACGTTCTTGTCCTAATCCACTAGGTTCAGGTGTAGGTTCAGATGGAGGTTCATTTGTTTGCGTTTCTTCTACTACAGGTTCATTATTATTTGTTTCCATACCTAGAGTATAGTACGCATCTACGTAAGAGTTTATACCTGCAACAACATCTGATTTTTTTTCATCAGCATTGTCACCTCTACCTGCAGGCATTTCACCACTAAGGTATGGTAATACATAGTCTGAGTATGCTTGCCATATACCAAATGGGTCATTGTTTGCATCAGTTACCATACCAAACTGACTACTTCCATCTTCTAAATCTTCTCTAATAACCTTTAAGTAATGTACTGCAAACTCTGCATTGTACTGTGGGTCTTTTAATTTACGTTCAAATTCTTCTAATGTAATATCTTTTCCTGCAAAGCTGCTCAAAGTATTGTCAGGCTTACCGTCTTTGAAATGTCTACTTGCATTAATTTGAAATAATCCTATTGATTTTGTATCTGTATTTTCTGCACTTGATTCTAGGTTTGATTCATAAAAAGATATCATAACTAATGTAGGAATATCTTCTGTGTTAGCTCCTGCTTTTTGTAGTAATTCTACAAGTTTCTTAGCAGATACTTTTGCCATTATACTCCTCTACCTAAATTTCTAAGTCCTCTTGCTGCTTGGAAAAAGTTAGTAGTTGCATTGTCATAAAGGTTTTGTTTTGAAATTAAATCTTTTTCTTCACCGTATAAATTATCTATTGTTCGTGTAAGTCTTGCATTAAACATACTATTAAATCTTTCACCTGCACCTGTAACAGCAGTTGGGTCTTGACCACCTGATTGCCAAGCAGCAGGCCCTACCTCTGCACCAGTTGTTACATCAAAGGTTCTCATTTTATTATTTACTAGTTGATTTAACATAGCATCATCTGCAAATGGGTATTGTTTTTTTATTTCTTCTTTATACCCTTCTACGCTGCCATACTTATCAATAAACCTGTCATAGTCTAACTGTGCTATTTCTGCATCTATATCTTGTCTAATATTTCTAGCTACTGTCTTATCAAAATCTCTTTTAGTAACATCTACTAATTTGTTTACTATACCTGCTAATGATTGTGCTTCTGTATAAGTTAGTTTTTCTGCACCACCAAAATAATTCTTTACTGCATCATAAGCAATATATCCTGCTGTTTCTGAATCATACTTTGGTGTTACTACACTATAGTTATCAATTAATCTTTGGTCCATATCTGCAACATCATTATCTAATTCATTGAAAAAGAAATCTACAATCTGTTGTTTTCTTTTAGGAGTAAACGCATATCTACTTTGATAGTTTGCTAATTCATCCTCTGACACTAAAACATTATTAGGATTACCAGGGTCTAAAATTCCTTGCGTCATTTGCCCCGTATCTGGGTCTCTAAAAGTTGTAGTTTGCAAAGCAAGTAAAGCACCTTCAATAAGAAAACCGTCATCAAAGTAAGGCACTCTACCGTCTATATTATGCTCTGACATAGCAGCAGTTATAGCTGCTTGAGTTTGTATATCTAAATTACCACTTTCAAATCCGCCAACTAAAAACCCTGCTCCTACTAATTTTTTTTGTAACCGTCTAATGTAATCTTCTGAATACATTTCATCCATAAATAAAGTGGTAACTAATGCACTTGTATATACAGGATTATCTCCATATCCCTCCCCTGCACCTTTATATCCCAGTGGTGTACCGATATCATCAAATCCTAAAAATTGTTCTATACCCTGTGTTGCTAACCTACCTGCAATCAAATCATCAGGGTTTATAATAGGTTCAGGAACTCCTTGAATATCTAAATCAGGAGAAGGTACTAGTTTTTTTGTTTCTTCATCCATAACAAAGCCACCAGGAATAATAAAGTTTTCATCATTGTAATACGCTTCAAATGCTGCTTCTATTTCTGCAGGTGTCTGAGCTCTAGGTTCTCTTGTGACTACTCCCTCAGATATTGCAGGACCAGGGTTATCAGGACTTCCTGGAGGAGGTCCACTTATTATCGTACCTTCTTGTTCTCTCAGAATATAGTTTTCTATATTTGTTATAGGGGTGCCATCAGGTTGAGTTGCTTCTCTTACCTCTCCAGTTTCTCGGTCATACCATAGTGCTTTACTATAGTCAGCACCAGTAGCAGTATTAAATTGTGATATATTACCACTGTTATTAAATATGGCTTTAGATATAAGTATCCACATTACTGGTCTCCTTTGATTGCATCATTATAAGTATAACCATATCTTATTAGGTCATCTTCATTTTCTCGTAAGTATCTCTCTAGTATATCTCTATTTAAGAAATGAAACAATGGATATGCTTTTTCTAATTCTTTGCCTTTTTGTCTAATCATATCTCTAACAAATATCCATTGAGGTGAACTTTTTATTTCAGAGATAACGCCACCTGTTTCTCCTCTTCTTAACATAGTTGCATTATCAAAATTTTCTAACCATATATTCAAAGCAATAATGACTTCTTCATCTTGTAACTCAGGTTCTTTTGCTAATCCTCTTAACTGGTCAAATACATTATCAACATCAGTAGTTGATTCAGTATATGGTTTATCACCATAGCCAACAAAATAATCTGCTAGTTGGTCTTTATACAATGCCAAGAAGTTATTTCTAATATCATCATTAGGTATGAACATAGTGCTGTTAGGGTCATTGACTCTTCTTCTAACATACTCTAATGCCATTCTACCTGCGGCTTGATTTTGTAACTGTGCATATTCTCCCAAGTCTAAATCTACACGAGCTGCATAATCACCTAGGTAATTATCTGTAAATGAATTATTCCAAGATGCCATAACAAATTCATCTATACCTACATCAGGCCTTACATAATAAAATACATCTGCATACTTGTCATAGTACTCTTCATTTTCTTGTGCATATTCAAGTGCTTGGTCTGTGTATGGAACTCTTCTAATTTCTTTTGATTTACTTATAATTAAAGAGGTTGGATTAATTCCAAATACATTTATAAATAATTCTGTTGCTACTTGTTCATCTTGTGTTTCATTTAAAAATCTTGCATAAACAGATTGCAAAGTATTAAAACCAAATATTCTTCCATCAGGGTCGATACCACGTTTCTTTAATTCAAGTGGGTCTACAAATGCTGAACCACCTGGTTCTACTTCTACCTCCCATCTAAAAGAAGGAGATGTAAAACTAAACTGTGCTGCAGATTTAATTAAATGTATTACCATTGCATCTTGTTTAACTGTTTGAAGTATTCTATCCATTTCTTCTTGAGTTCTAGGTTCTTCACCCATAGGTACAGCACCACTAACCAACTTAGCTCTAAGTACTTCTTTCTGCGTATTAATTAATTGTCTACTCCAATTTTCAGGACTAGCTTGCATAAATCCACCAATTTTTTGTACCCAAGGCGGTATAAAGATATCTGCTGCTTGTTGTAATGCATCACCTTGTGGCTCGCCAAACGGAAATATAAAGTCGTACAATGCATCTGTTTCTTTCATATTAGGCATAAGTGTACGAGCAGCTACTTGTGCGATAGGACCAACACCAGGTATAAGTCCACCTGCTACTATGTTTACTCCTGATACAAAACCTACGGTTCTTAAGTTAACATCTACTGCAGGGTCAGCTCCACCTAAATCATCTTTTTGTACATTGTCAAAAAATCTTCTTATATATGGGTCTAACAATGGGAATACGAATACTTCTTCATTTGTATTTGGGTCTGTGTAAATCATAGGTTTATCTTCACCTGCATCTCCACCTAAGAAGTTCCAATTAAATGGATTACCTTCTTTAAGAGTTTGCGTTGTTATAGAAGCTCTTCTTGCTTTTGTTGGGTTCTCTCTTAAAAGTCTTGTCCAAGTACCTGCAATCTCTAAATGAACTTCTGCGAATGGGAAAATCAAAGCAGTTGCTTGTGAAAACTGTGACCGTTTATTTAAACTGTATAATAAATCTTCTGTCTCTGTTAATGCCAAGGATTTTAACATTTGGTCAAACTGTTCTAAATCATCAATACCTATACCTTCACCTGCTGCTTTAGGTACAAGTTCACGTAATCTCTTTTGAGTACTTCTAGGCATAGACTGTGCTGTTGTAGGGTCTCTTAGTATTCTTGCTAAAGCATCTGCTTCTAATCTATCAGCTAGCTTTTCTAAATTAGAATAATAAAATTGCCTAAATGCAGGAGCACGAGATAGTTTGTTTGTAGGTATTGACATAAACAAATCAAACAAATCTTCTAATTTTTTGTCCCACATACTTTTAGAAAATCTTCCAGTTTCTTCAAATTGTCTTGATAGCTTTACTACATCAGGCCCAAAGTTAGTTTGTTTATATAGAATATCTTTTACTATGTCGTATTGTTTTTTAGATGCTAAAGAGCCTAAAGGAACTGGTTTATAGTCATAATTTGTTTTAACCATTTCAATAAGTTCGTCCATTTCTTTATTGGTAAGTTCTCTTCCTTTAAAACCAACTTCTGCTTTTACTGCTTCATCTAGCTCTTTTTGCATCTTTGGACTTAATACATCAACTTCTTTTGTAGCAACCCACTTAACATACTTTTCGGATTGTTCACCTGCTATTAATTCATATATCATAGGTTTAGCTAATGCATCAGTATCTCCTAGTTCTTTTACTATAAATCCTTTATCTACTTCTTGAACAATTCCTTTTTTGAGTAAATCTTCAAATGATTCGGTACCCATTGCTACTTGTTGTAAAGTCTCCTCATAGCTTTGCAGTTCAGTATTAACTACATATTTTCTAAAACCACCACCTCCACCTGCTTTGTCATATAATCTAGCTGCATAACTTTGTAACAACTCTACTGTTCTGTCTTTGTCTCCATCTATTAATCTACGTCCGTAATCTGTTACAGCATCACCACTAGATACCCAATCTTTATATGCATTACGTATTCTTTCTAAATCAACTTCTCTTACCCGTCTTGTTGTGCTTCCAAATCGTGAACGTGCTGCTAATCCTCTTATTTGTTCCATATATTCTCTTGTTGTTGTGTTGCCTACAAGAAAATCTGCTAGTTCATCAAATGATGTAAATGGAGTTGATGGTCCTCTAAAATGAGTAGGTCTTTGATAATCATAAATTATTCCTGCAACAGTTTGCATTAAATCATCATCAGCCAATAAATTTAGTTCTGTAAGCCAACCTTCTGCAAAGTTATATCTACTTGCTCTACTTTCAGTTACAGAACTTTTTTTAACAGTTTGAAAAAACCTATCAATAGAAGCTGCTTTACGTATCATTATTCCATTAGAACCTCTTGACATTGCTTGCTTAAATAGAAACTCATCTTTCATTTGCCTTCCTAATATATCAAGTTCTCCTTTTCTAAGTTTTTCTACAAACTTATCACCTGCTCGCATATCTTTAGGAAATGGCAAAGCGTCAAGAATTTTTGCTGTACCTCTTGCAAATTTTGCATCAGGTTTTAAAGCCCAAGCAAAGTGCGATAATGGATGTGTAAATATATTACTAAACCCTGCAGCCCACATTCTAAGTTGCTCTTCCATAATAACTCTTGTAGTCCACGCAAACCTTAAAAGAGTTAATGGTTTCCAAGCAGTTTGCATAACATTATTTGCAAATCTTGTATACCCTCTGTTAACAATACTCACACCACCATCACTATATTTCTTTGCATAAAGTGATTTTGCTATTCCTTTAGTAATTGCATTTGATGTAATGTTTCCTACATTGGCTGCATTTTTAAATTGCTCTGTTGTTGTAAGCATATTAAATAATTCATAAGTGTCATCATCAGTAGAAAAATCTAATACGTTTCTTGTTAAACCTTCGTTTGTTATTTTGTTATATTCAGTTATAAGTTCATCTATAGCTTTATCTTGTAATTCTTTTATATATGCAGGAGAAACTTTTTTACCTGATAATGATTTCTTAGGTAACTCCCAATCTGACATATACTTTGCAAAATTATCATTTTCAGATGCAAGTCTAAATATAGGATTTTTAGATAAGTCTTTTCCTAGTAGTTGTGTAAAGTCTACTCTCTTCAAACCAGTTAATGCTCCAACCCCTGATATCTTTAATAGACTATTTCTAAATGTTCCAAGTACTCTAAAGATTTCATTAGGGTCGAACAAAGGAATATTACCTACAAGCATTTCTGACAACAAATGAGCTGAAGGTAATGCTTCTTCTTTATTGCCAAATGTAGTCATAATAAATTTCTTTAACTCTTCTCCTTCACCTTTTTTTGCCAAGTCATCTAATTTTTGTGCTGTAGCTGCATCATCTGTTAAACTTCTTATTCTGTTAGGAAACTGTTGTGAGGACTTAGCAGTACCAAATCCCACATCTACAACATCATCACCAACTAAAGAAACCCAGTATTTTCTAGCTTCTTGTATTTCTGCTACAAACTTTGTAATACCTCCACCTAGCTGACCAGGTAATCCTGTCTTAGCACCTAATAGTTTTTCTAATTCACCTAGTATTCCTGCATCTTTAGGAGTACCTTTACCATTTAGTAACTTAAAAAATTCTTCTGTTAAACGTAACTTAGAATATGGATTGCCGTCTAATGCACTGCTTAAAATAGCAGCGTCTGCACTTGCTAATTTTTTGTACAAATCTTTTCTAACTGCTTCTTCAAAAGGTAATGATTCAATTAATTTTTCCATTTCTCTTAAACCTTGTGTGTGATTAGTTGCAGATATAAATGCAGGACTAACTTGTCCAAATATTTTAGCTATTGCACTATCTGTATATTTTCTACTAATAACAGCACCTACACCTAAGAAATTACCCATATCTGAAAAATCTATTCTTGCACCGTCATCTAACAATTTATTATTACGACCAAGTGTTTTACCTAATTTTCTTGATATACCACCTTTGAATGTAGAACTGTATGGGTCAAGTCTTTTAGATATACCACCAGTCCTGACTTCTCTAGCTACAAGTTCTGCAATATTATCTAGTGTAGGATTGTCAAGCATAGCTTGTATTGTTGAAGGACTAGCTTCAGGCATAATCTTTCTAATATCTTGAAACCTAAATCCACCTTTTTGTATTTGTTCTGCTATAAAATCATATATTGTTTGGCCAACAGTTGTATGCCACTCTTCAAAATCTACTTTATTTAAAGATGGTTTAAGGAATTTTTGTATTCCTGATGCATTTTTTAAAGTATCTATTTCATTAATGTAAGCTGTTTTAAAGTTTGTAGTGAGCTCATTCACTTCATTTTCTAATTTCCAATATGTTTTTGCCCAATCTATATCATCCCACGAAGAAGAAATACCTTTGTCTTTAGCCTTAGTTGCAGCATCTAACCATCTCTTTTCTTTTCTTCTTCTACGACCACCTTTCATAAATATACCTAATGCTCTTCTAGGAATAGTATTTGTATCAAAAGACAGTGACTTAGGAGCATATCCTTTGGAAATCCAGGAGTGAGCAGCTTCGTGTAGTATTGTGCTGTCTATAACTTCTTCTATAGAATCATATGCTGCTTTTGTAATGTACCTGTCTGCTCCTACATAAGCTACCATATCTTTAAAAAAGCCTTGGTCAGAAGCTATATCGTCAATAAAAACTTTTTGTGCATCTTCATCAAATACATAATTTTGTGCTTTGTTATTAAAGTATTTTTCTAAAGGAGTACCTCTAGTACGTTTTGCTAATTGTTGTTTGTTTAAACCTCTAAGGTCTTTAGAAATATTATCAAGAAAATTACCTCTAATTCCTGGCCTACTTTGTTGATAATATTTTCCGTTTTTAAAGTCTGCGGCTTCTGTAATTGCAATATTATTTATAAATATCTCATCACTAGTAGCTGAATTTAAACCAAAATTATTTTGAAATCCTTCATCTAAATACTTTTGAGATTCAGCAGTTTGAGGAAAATATGGATTTTGTCTACCATTTTGTGCAGCTATATCATTTAATTCATCTAGTGTATACGTTTTATCACCTTTTAAAATAGATGGTCCTACATCTACTAATACAGGTTCTGATGTTACATCATCTGTTTTCATAAGTACTCTTTGATAAACTCTTTCGCCCTGTGCTGTAGCAGTTCTTATACCTACTGTATTTCTTGCATCTACTACATTTTCACCAACTTTAAAAGTTCTTCCTGCTTTAGTAAGTTTTGTTGCCCAAGCACCTGCAAGGTTAGTTGGGTCAAATCCAAGAGTAACAACTCCATCTATCAGGCCTGATACAAACTTAAATCTATCAGTTCCTGGTTCAGCAATTTGAATAGCAGCAACCCTACCAGGGCTTATAGTTACTCCTCTATATTTATTAGCTTCTACTTTTGCTCTTTCAGTCCCTGTAATATCGAAACCTAATTGTGCTTGTATTGATTCTTCAATAGCAGCTAATTGATTAGGGTCTCTTATTGTTTGTGCTAATTCTTTATATATATCAGTATCTCTAGCTAATGTAGAGTTTCCAAAATATCCTCTACCTAAATTAACTCTATTGCCTTTTGCTAATTCACGTATAGCATATCCTGCTTGTGTAGGGCCTAACTCTTTTTTTGCTGCTTCATAGTCTTGTCTAAATTCTGCATAATCATTACCTAGTGCTAAGTTCATAACTGGTTTATCTAATCCAACTAAATTAGAAAACATTTGTAGGTATGCTAAGTTTATATTCATACCATTGTCAGCTAATGAACGTGCTGCAGCTTGAAATGGTCTTTTAACAGTAGCTTCAGCTAATGAATCCATACCAACTATAGCATTTCTAATTAATCCTCTACCTGCACCTTTAGTCTGCTCCCAAAAGTTTCTACTTTGTTCTTTTTCTATTTCCATTTGTCTTTCGACTAATAACTGAACTTCAGGAGAAATAGATGAATAACCTAGCAAAGCACTACCAACCATAATGTCTCTTCCTAAATTATTACCAAATCTATTAGTAATATCTTCTAAGTTTTCGCCTACTTTAGGTTGTTGTCTAATTACATTTTTAACAGCAGCGTATTTATTCTGTCGTTCTTTAGATTTATCAATATATGATTCTTCTAGGTCAGGTGGTTCAAAAGCATAAAAACCCATATCTTATCCTATCATTGAGCTTGCTTCTTCACTACCTCCCAGTATATCGTTTATAGCAGCGAGAATCATATTTACATTACTAGCTTGTCCTGGTTCTACAGGTTGAAAGTTATCTTGATTTGTTAATGATTCTGTAAACCCTCTGCTATCTCCTGACGGAGCAAACGCACCTCCATTGTTTGCAAGTTGTTGTAACGGATTGTTATTTGGAATATTCGTACCTTGTGGTTCTGTTGGTCCTGGTATAGTAGCATCTGTTTCGTTTATAGCAATAGGAACTCCTCTTAAAGCTGCTTCTCTTTCAGCAGAACCTTCTCCTCTTTGTGCATCTATATTAAATGCTTTTTTATTACCTCGGGTCATCTTCTACCCACACCATCTGCAACTTTCCATATCCTGGAACATATATTATTGTTAATCCATCCATATTACTCCACTCTTCTTCTAAGTTTTCTTGTCTAAAATCTTCTAATTGGTCATTTAAGTACAACTCAGCAACATCAAGTTTATTGACTTGCCACTCTTCATTCATAACAATTTCGTGAAATCTTCTATTGTTTCTTTCAAAATCTTCAGGTTCAGGCATTACCCACCTCCTAATAATTGCAATACTTGATTAGGGCTTGGTGGTGGTCCTTGCTGTGGTGGGCCTCCTTGACCTAACATTTGTGCCATCATAGCTTCTTGTTGACTTGGTTCAGGTTCTTCTGCTGTATAAAACTTTTTAAGTATTGTTCCTATCTGATTTGGTTTATTATATATTTCTACCAAAGCCATAGATGCTTTAGGGTCACCTTGTGTAGCTTGTGCTAGTAATGAATCAAACATAACACTTTCGGCCTTGTCTTTTGTAATTCTTTCATTTATAGCTTGTAAATCTTCTAAACCATCCATTTCACGTTGCATTGTAGATTTATCTATTATGCCTGCTTGTAATAACTGTAAACCTGTAATAACTTTACTTGCCTCATCAAATGTAGCCATAGCACCATACTTACGTCTTGTAAGATAGTTACCATCAATATCTGTTTTAGGTGTGTAGTTTTCAGCAAAAGCAGCACCTCTAATAGTTCCTACTAATGGCTTACGTTTGTTCAAAACTAACTCATCTAACTCTAATCTTTTGTAATCTATTTCTTGTATAGCAACTTGTAATACTTTATGATATTCGTTTACCATAGCACCTATACCTGCGTTTAATTCTTCTAATCCTCTACCTGTTACAAAAGAATTAGGAGATATAGCATCATCACTTACTGGATAACCTGCTACTGTTCTAAGGTGTCTTTCAATTCTTGATACAGATTCAAACAACTGATAAGGCAGATTATTTACTGGTTTAATTACTTGAGAACCTGGTGTTAAGTAATTTATAGCATTTCGGCCTTTTCTGTATTGACCTGATTCTATTTCACCTACTATGTTTGTTTCTGTAAATACAGCATCTTCCATAGCAATAACTGACATAACATTGATTTTGGCCATAGCAGCCATTAATCCTATTACTTGGTCAAACTGTCCTTGTATTTGGTCAAAAGAATATCTTTTAGCACAAACAAAAGCAGGGCCTGATTTAAGTGGATTAGGTACAAAGTCAACTATTTTCTGTGATGCAACGTGTACAATGTATGTTCCTTCAGGGTTTATATACTCTACTATTAACTCACCATTGTCATTTGAGTTTTCCCAAGAACCATCTTGTGCATAGTTATTATATAAACCTACAGTAAATCCATAAGGGTCATCTTGTTCATCACTACGTTCTGCAAAATAGCTTTTAAGTTCAGGGTACATTTGAATTAAATTGTTAACAGGTACATTTCTAATTGACACTAATTCTTCTGCCATTTGATTTGCACCTTGATAACCAGGGAATGTAGTGTATGGGTCTCTTAATTCAGCCACAGGGAATGTATGACCTTGAGGGTCAGTCTTAGTTGTTATAACCCATACAGCAAAACCATATCCTGGTAACCATCTAGCCACTTGTGGTAACTGTAATTCAAGTTGTTGAAACTGGTCGTATGATGTAACAATACGTTCTAGCTTATCTTTTTTCTTTTTATTTCTTTCACTATCTCTAGGGTTTGTGATATGTACATCTAAAGCAGGAACTCTACCTATTTTCTGTGCAAGTCTGTCTAGTGCTGATAGTAATAAGTTAGGAGCAGGTAACATATCTGCATCTGTGCTAGATAAAGATTGACCTAGTAAAGCCTTTATGCCGTGTTCTCCTCCGTTGATAATTGCACGAAATCTAGCTCTATCAGGCAATGCTTGGTCGTGCATTGCTTTTAAATATTTTGTTCTGTCTAGTATGTCTTTAACTAACAATTTATCTCCACGGAGCGTCATTCCATTCTACTATATCAAACCCATCATAGCTAGGAGTGTAGTCAATTCCTATATCAGAGAAATGTGCTTTTTGCAACTTCCTTAATACTTTAATAGGAAACCAACTTGCCATAACTATATCAGATTTATATATATTTTTTCTTCTTGCAGAAAAATATGATAATTGTTTTCTATACATTTCTGATTTGACTTGTGATTCAGTATTGCCATATGGTAAAACAATTAACTTGTCTTGAAACATTGGTGCTAATGATGTAACACCAAAATGACTATCCCATTTGTTTTTGTATGTTTCGTGTCCCTCTAAAATTATTCCATTCTTATTTGCATAATCTTTTATACGAGGGTCTTGCCTTATAGCTTTTTGAAAGTTGTTTTCTTCTATTACCCAATGATATAAGTTATAGTCTCTATGCCACTCTTTAATAATTTGTAATGCTTCCTCTACACCACCACCTTTGTTATTTTGTATATCTACCATTTGTAGCAAAGCATCTTCACCATCATCTAGTATTGCCCAAAGAAATGCAGCCTGATATCCTGTTGCTGCAGGGTCTAAGCCTGCAACTAAATAAGAATGTAATGGTATTTGGCCTACGACTTTACTTGTATCCATACATTCAGATATAGCCTCAACATTAAATATTGTTGCACCACCCTCTCCTGGCCTATTCTGATATACCATTTCAAATCTTTGCAAACCACCTGTAGTCATAGCATCTCTACGTCTTGACTGTAACCACTTGTATGTTCTAAAACCTGACCACAACATACAATCAAAGTGTTCTTCTTCTTCTAGCTCAGGTATTGTACAACTAGTATCGTGTGCTTCCTCTACTATTGTTTCCCAGGCCTCTGAGTCTAATAATGAATTGTATAAATCATCAGGATGCTGTCTTGACCCAATAACAATTATTGCTGTATGTTCCTCTTTACGTGATGCTAATGTTGTAGTCCACCAGTTTTTAGTATTATTTCTAGCACTAGGTTGTGCAGTAGATGCGTGGTCCTCAATGTCGTCTGCAATAATTAAGTCACAGTCTCTTGATAATATCTTGCCACCTTTACCTATACCTATCATTGTTGGTGACTTAATACCGTGTACTGTTCTAGTAGATACAGTAAAACCATTTTGTGACCAAGACTTACCTGTTCTAGTTCTAGGTTTAAATGTACCACCTGGTCCACAAAAATCTTCTTTTAATGCTTCGTTACTTTCTAATGTATCTATTACAGACAACACAGAGTTTTTTGCAATATCTTCGTTACCACCTACCCACATAATTCTTATGTTAGGATTTTTCATAATACGCCATATAGCAAAATGTATTAACAATTCTGTTTTACCGTGTCTTGGTGGTGACAGTATCATCTGCTGACCACCTTCATCTATGGCCTTATTAAGTGCTTGTATCCATTTACTATGAAAGGGTGCTGTCTCAAACGGTATACCTTTCTCAGTTAAAAAATATCTATTTCTAAATTCTGTAAAACTTTCTAACGATTCAATAGCAGCATCAGGTACATCCCAATCTTGTTGTGCTTTTTCTAACTCAACATCTTCTTGATACGCAGCCATAAATCTTGAAATTTGTGCTTTACTAACTTTAAGTAATTTAGCTGCTTCATCTCTTGTAATGCTTTCCTGTAGTACTTCGTGAATAATTCCATCTTGTATGAATTTGTCATAGACATTGCCACGTCTAGCACTAGCTCGTCCATCTTCCGATTTAGTTTCTTTTTTAGGTTTCTTAGCGTTAGCATTAGTCTTTTTCTCAGGAAGAATATAGACCTCTCCATTTTTCTTAGCACGCCATTTCCTCTTATCAATTAATTGTCTGCATTTGTCTGAACAAAATTTTCTTTGGCCTTTAGGTAATAAATTTGCACAATCTGGAACTGCACATACTATATTTACCATTTGGTTTTATTCGCCCAATAGGCTGCTGACATCTTTCCCTTTTTAATATTCTTTGCGTGCCTAGCTTTAAAAGATTTACGTCTAGCTTTATCTTTTGCAGACTTAGGACTTTTACCTGCACCTGATACTCCTTGTTGACCAAATCTAATTAACTTTAAATTATGGCCTTCCTGTGCAAGAACAACGTGCGACTTCTTAGGATGCTTAGGTGTACGTTTAGGTTTGTTAACACCTTTAAGTCCGTGTTTTTTAAGTAGAGCTTTTTTACGATTTGCGTGTGACATTATTTCTTAATTTTCTTTATCTTACCATTTTTAGTTCTAGCAAACTTATGTGTTTTAGTTTCTCTAATAAGAGTACCATAATGTCTCTTGCCACCCCACATCCAACTAACTTGTGCCATTTACTTACCTACTTTTTTTTGTGCAGCTTTATGTGATTTAGAAAAACTAGAGCCACGTCTCATAGAGTTATACATATACTGAAGATGTTTTTTACTATGATGTTTAGAATGTTTCTTCATAGCATTTTGTTGAGACTTAGTTAATTTAGAAATATCTACACCTTTTACTTTCATTTACGCTTCCTTTTCTTAGTAGCTCTTGATTTCTGTACAGCTTTCAAATCTATATAACGTCCTTCTTTATAAGCCTTTGCAGTCGCCTTAATTTCACGAGCAACAGAAGCCTTTGAATTTTTTTTATTCTTAAGGTATTTAGATGGGACACCTTTTTCATAAGGAACCTTACGTCTACTTTTTTTTCTTTTTGGAGGCACGTTTTTTCTTACCACCCTTCCGCTTTAAATCGTTATCTTGTGAATGACCACCTTTAATAAAACTGTTTACTCTACCCATAGCCCAGGCCTGCATAGATGCAGACTTACTACCACTAGATAGATAAGCACCTTGTCCTCTTCTATACACTTGTGCTAATTGTCCATAAGTATATTTAGAGTTAGCTGCCTTCTTTTGCAAAGTAGCTTTAGTCTTTGCGTTTATAGGTTTTCTTTTAGGTTTCTTCTTAGGAGCCATTTGGCCCACCCTTACAAGTGTCAGGGCAAGCTCCACAACAATTAAATAAAATCATACTTTTATATTAGTACATTTTTCTTTTTTTACGGCCTTTATTCTTCCTCTTGGATTTCATCTTTTTTCCGTACATCATATCTCCTTAATTTTCGATTGTATTGTGTGCAACCTAAGTTACTACAAAATTTATACTTACGTTTAAATTTAAGTAGTTTGTTACAAACGTTGCAACTTTTTATCATTATGATAACATAGTCTAACTATGGCGAAGGTTACAAACAAGGACATCCAAAAAAAAGGAAGAGAAATTGCATTAAAGCTCGACCATCTTATGGCAATCGTAGACAAATCATACAACAGACATCAGAAGTGTTTGGCCTGCAACGAAATGTATAAACACCATAGTGATGGCCTGCCTTGTATATCAGACACTAGTCATAAAGAAATAGTTAAGCATAAATAGCTTTATCTACTAACTCTTCAGATACGTTAAGCGTATGCACTTCCCCAGTAGCCCGCAGCTCTGTTATAGGTACAAGAAGATTGCGTGAAAAAAATTTTTTATTTTCTGTTTCTACTACTTTGTGTTTGCCGTCTGCAATCCAGTCTACAATCCAAGGATTAAGAGTTTTTGGATTCCAATATAGTATTTCTGTTCCAGGCCTTATCCAATAAAATAAATAATCAGGAAATGTTTTCATTGCACACCCTATAGACTTAAATCCGTCATTGTCTACTATTTGTATCTCTAGTGCTACGTTGCCTGTAGTTATGGCCTGTGTGTCAGTTTTTACCTCAAAGTATTTTGTACCCAACCTGTTGTTGACCACAAAGAAGTCTGCACCTTGCTGCTGTTCCCAATCCTGTGCATCCCTAACAATATAGATTTGTTTATTTTCTTCTTGCTTGCTTTCGTAGAAAAGTTTGACCAACCTTTCGCCTTGTTCTCCCACTGAAAGTTGCTCATTAAATTCATAGATAATATCCTCCTTTATTCTTAATTGTATGTTAGTATAAACTTTATCTTAACAAACATTCTTTTTGAACTAATAAGTTACAGGTAAAGAGGCTATCGGACGGACGAAAGCTCGCTACTAGCACAGGCTAGGACTGGGATTACCACAAGGCGAGTACCCGAGGACTTACGAAAAGAAAAGAATTATTTTTTTTACCGTACGCTCAATGTCCGCCCCTGCCCGAAAACACCCCCCTCTCTACACTATAAAAAAGATTTTCTTTTTTACTAGACTTACGTACGTGTATGCTACAATAAACTAGACACTTACTTATACAGGACTTTACATTCCTCCTGTAACACTTTCCCAGTCAATGTACAGGTAAGTGTCACGTCTACATTAAGCTAGTTACCAGTAATTTTTTTTGATATGACATACATAAACTACCCCACCCCACATTAATATCCCCCGTTACGCGTTAACCACCTGTTCATAACTTACATATAACATACATCTATATGGACCCCACCCTATATGGATGCTCGCCTACGCTCGCATACAACTTCTTACCCCACCCTGTTATAAAACATACTACATATAGTACCCTTTGTTAACATATGTCTAGTATATACTGTATAGTTAGTTCCCTATGATACAAACCTCAGACACTCTCTACACCCCTCTACTCCTTTTCTATACCACTATATATAGTATACTCTTTCTCTTTCACACACTATATCAGTTAGTATCAGCATACATCCGTTCAGTCGTGCCTCGCATTTAGAACATCCTTGGCTCGTTGACACTCGCCTTCGGGCGAGCCATCTCCTTCACTATTCACTCTAATCTCTATCCCCGTGGTGCAAATGTTCTAATCGTTTCCATTGTGAGCTCATTACATTACAGTGCTCACGTGCCGTTCCTAATTCGCTCTACTAGCACTCGGTACGCTCCACGTATTCGCTAGCCTCGTGCTACCATTCCAACTCAAGAACATTACAGAAATCTTCTTCCTTCGTGGGGATGTTAGGACAAGCCTAAGCATACCGTGCGGGGCACGGCAGACCCCACGTCCCAGTTAAGATTTCTTGTGCACTCACTTCATCCTCATCAACTCTTAGTTCATAACAACACTCTGAGCAAGTGTGTCAGAGGTTGTTATCAGTAGACAACCGTTACAGAAAGGGTTAAGACAATGCCAAAGGCTAAACTTAATTCAGACATCACACGTTTCCTAGGTGGTGTTACTCAAGGTAAACTAGGAAAAAAGAATATAACCGTGCAAGTCGGTAGAATTGACAACGCTGTATTGGGTACAGATGGTAAACCTAAAGTTAGGTATCGTCTCGTAGTCAATGGTAAAGAAAGTAAATATCTTATACGTTCTTGGCAAGGCTGCTATCAAGTACACCAGATAGTAGCTAGTGGAGACGCTAAAGAAATCTTTACTCAAGCAGGAGACTTGAAGAAAGGTATGGATGATATCATAGGTACTGACGCTATACGCAAAGTATTTGATTACATTTGTCCAATCAATCTCTACTCTAAAAACGAGTTAGCTAAGAAAGCAGTTAATACTTCTATCAAAGCTGGTAATCCTAAAAAGGATAAAGCGTGGGAACAATTCGTAGAGTTTCCAAACTAATACTAAGGGTAGGTGGTGTAACAGCCATCTACCTTTTTTTATGCTATTATTTTTATACATCTATTCAATCTAATCAACCTAACTTATTCATTGCTTATTTTTTTTCTGTTGATAGGTCAACCCTCGAGAAACCTCAGAGCTAATACTTATCTATATGCATTATTCATTTGTTTGTTTCCACTTTACTTTTGTATATATAACTATAAAAGAGAGAGAGCAACTTGGCTTTTTTTTTAAAGCGTGTGCGTTTCTGTATAAACTATTTATAACAAGGCACGTTGAGTTATAACCCAGGACGTGCGTCAAGAAACCAAAGGCATTTGAATAATCTATATATAATGCCGACCTGCTACCTTGAAAACAAAAGCCGAACAGCTCGGCAGAAAGGGTACTATGAGTAAATCAAATATACCAACCTTTCGTTGGGACAACATCCACGTTCCTTCGGAGAGTTTACCAAAGAACTTAGACTTCAAGTACAGATGCAATATCTGTGATAAGAAGATACCTAAGAACAATAACTTCTGCTACCAATGCAGACAGGAATACCAAGTCAATCAAGATGGTATATTCAAATACAACATTGATAGATACGAACGCGAGAGACTTGCTGAGAAAGATAAGATATACAGGGAAGACAAAGCATACCCCATACGTTGTACTTTATGTAGAAAGAATAGAGTACGAAGAGATGGTGGTATCTGTGTAAGATGCCTTAAGTTTATAGGCGTGATTGAGGAGGAAGATGAACAGAGCAATGCGTAGAGCAGCTAAATCTAAACGGGGTGGTAAGAAGTATATGCAGACTAGTGCATATGCTAACTCCGAGATTAATTCTGTATTTAGAAAACCTAGTATGCGTCAAAGCCTGAGACGTAAACAAGGTGCAAAGACATTAAGAAATCAGGCGACAAAGGAGGAATAATGCCAGGTATAGATTATACAACGTTCACACCTGAGGAATTTATTGAAGGAAAAATTCTTGAGATGAACGAGGCAAACGAAACATATAGAAAGATGGCTAAGACTATTGGAGCTGATACTACTCAAGCTGATGCAGTTATGGGTAGAGGAACTGAAAATAAGTTATTGCTGAGAGCTATATATCAAAGACTAAACGAAGTATTAGGGGAGGAAGAATGAGTGCTCCACTTGAAGAACTAGAAGAAACAGTAAAGAAGCACTTGCTTAATGTAAATACTCTTATGAAGATTATACGAAAGCAACGTGTTGACATTGAATTAGCCTTCGGGTTGATGAATACTGAGCAGCAAGAAGTGTTTTTAAATGCTGTTAGACTAGCTGAGGAACAAGAAAAAGAAATAGAAGATATGTATAAGGCTAAAGATGTGGCAGAAGAAGAGTAATAGAGATGCGAGGAAACCTCGTACCAAGCCTAAAAGAACTTTGGAACAAGGTACTTGCACGTATGCAACAACAGAGAGGATAGATAATGACAGGGATGATTTGTGATAATTGTCGAAAGTCAGAGTATAGTAAGCTAGCTATACATAGTAATGTCAAGTCTTCAGTTCACTATATAGTGAAGTGTTGGACTTGTGGTTATGAAACAGTAAAGAAACTAAATACAAAGATGAGAGGAGAAACTTATGCCAAAAGCATTTGATGCGTTTGACGATAAGAAAACAGTAAAAGATACTGTTGCAAAGAGAGAATATAATGTACGACAATTCGTACATACAAATAAAATGATTGAGCCTGATAAGCTCCAGGATGCAGAGGACATTGAGGTAAGAGACTTTACCTTTCAAGCAGGTTCTTATCCTGAAGCTATGGGATTAATGCTTGGTGATATGGTGCAAAACTATGCGTACAATATGTGTGTAAAAGTATTACAGACTTTCCACGAATGGTTTGAAAATTCAGGGAATGTACTCACAGATGACGAAGCATTAGAGATGCTCAGAGGAAATGATATTATCACAGATGATGATGATATCGAAGAGATAAAAGAAAGAATAAAAAACAAGTGGCACGAGGTAATGATACCTGCAGGGTTCGCTGTTGACGTGTTAGCAAAGATTGTTTCTAACTTTAGAGATATGGATAACTTATTGTTCTGGCAAGAGCCTGAACTAATAATAATGGGTAATCCAAATCTTGTACAGAATATGAACATTACTGCCGAGACACTTGATGATAAAGCAAAAGATGGTGTGAAGGATATAGAAAAATTTCTAATAAACTTTACATCTAAGAAAGAAGAGGAAGAATGATTAATGAAATAGACAAGCCTCAGGTTATGTCGTTAGAAGATATTAAAGATAACTACAAGACTACAATATTTGTAGGGCAAAGTAGAAGTAGGTTCAACGACACAGTATTTCAGGAGGCTTTGAAACTTGCGTTAAAACATCCAAATAAATATATTAAGTTCTTTGAGTACTCACACGGAGAATTACTTATGGTGAAGAAAGAAGACAATGCCTTGAAATCATATTGTAAAGGCTACTTTGATAAAAGAGAGATGAAGACTTTCAAAGTACAAACAATAAGACAAGGTAATAAGATTACAGGGTTTCTTGTCAACATAAAGTTGGATGAAGAAGAATGAGTTTATACGAGTTCTTTGATGAGAATACTAAGTCATACCATAACATACTATCGGTTGACTTTAGTTTCCCAAGTAATGTAAAGGCTGAGGATGCTGTAAAGCAGATTGATGCTTTAGTATCTTTAGCAGATAACAGAGATGACATTGAGTTCAGTGAACACGGTGCATTTTTATATGCGAAGACAACGTTATCTGATGAAAGTTTCTACACATAACGAAACGCATAACTGAGCTACTTACAAGTAGGGGTAGGTTTTCGTACCCTGTTCACCTACTACCGAAGTAGGTAGCTCGTACTACACGGGACGGCAGCCCTTTCTGTTGGTTACTTAAGTAAATATGTTTCGTGTAGTACGAGCTATCTATAGTATTAGCAGTGGGTAGTACCTTAGGGGAAGAAACTGTGAAGGTAGGTAGCTTGTAGCACATAAGGTTGTAATCCCTTAGCTAAGGTGTAAAAAGTCTAACAAACTTTCCTTGTGTGCTACAAGCTATCTATATAGGAGGAATGTATGATAGAAATGATACAGTGGATAATCAATCCGATTGCCCACAGAAGAAAGCAAAGGTTATTTGCTGAGGCTATGTATGAAAAGAATAAGAAAGTTCACGAACAAAATGGATTTTTCTTTATTGATACATTAGTAGACAGTGGAGTGCCTGATGACTTATGGGTATGTGATTTGTGTAATGTTCAGATGAATGTTGAAATACACATACCAGTAGTAGATAACTTAGCAATGTGTGAAACTTGCTATAAGAAAAACGAAAAGTATATCACACCAAAAACAATAGAAGGTGAATGTACTTTAGAATGTTGTGAAACGGAGGAAAAGTATGCAACATAACTACCGAGTGGAGACACACGAGTACAACTATCTTGTACTAACAACCAATGTCTTACAGACATTGAATGAAGAAAGTATAAAGAAAGGTTACAATCGTAATCTCCGTAGAGGTTTCTTTGACGCTGCAGCAGGTGTTAAAGATGCTAATGAAATAACAGACAGAGTGGCTATTGATAACTACCCTGTTACTTGTGTAATGGCAATGCCACACTATCACAAGCAAGGGAAACTAACAATGCCACACGTAAGAGCTATGTTCAATGTACCTACTGTACCAGTAACTAGCATTGGAAATCCTCTTGATTTTAAAGAAGTCAAGTGGGAACAAGTTCTGATAGACATACCAGGTGAGACTTGGGAGAACATACCGACTGTTCGACCATATGCTTGGATTGATGTTCCAGAAGGTAGCTCATACGAGAGACAGATATATGAACAAGCTGAGGCTAAGTTCAAAGATGATAGTAAAGCAACTATAGAAGATATAGAAGATTTTCTATCTAAATCAGAGAAAGAGTTCTTCAGTGATTACGCAAAGAGTAATCAAGAAGAAGAGTAATACAAAGAAAGTGAGAAGATAATTATGAATAGTTGGGAACTATTTAATAAAGTGATAGGTACATCTGACAGGATTTTACTATATGGTAAACCTGGTACAGGTAAAACTTATCAAGCAACAAAAGTAAACGTGCCTGAAGGCAAAGAAGTATACAGTACTACATTGACTATAGATAGTACTGCAGCAGAGATGGTTGGTCATTATATTCCAAATGAGGCAGGTACCTATGATTGGAATGATGGCTTGGCTATACGTGCTTGGCGAGAAGGTACAAGATTAATCATCAACGAGATTGACCACGCAGGTCCTGATGTCACATCAGTACTTCACGCAATCCTTGATGATGCAGACATTGCTAGGTATACATTACCTAACAGCAAGAAAGAAACTGTGAAACCTGCTAAAGGTTTTACTGTTATTGCGACTATGAATGGAACGCCTGATATGCTACCTGAAGCATTGGCTGACAGGTTCGGTGTTAAGATTAATATTAATACTGTACACCCTGATGCGATTGCTACGCTACCTGAGGACTACAGAACAGTATATACTGAGCGAGATGAAGATGACATACCTATGTCTATTCGTGCTTGGAAAGAATTTTCTAAGTTGATAGATGCAGGTGTAGACATTAGAAGCTCTGCAACTGCGTGCTTTGGTAGAGATTATGCTGATGACGTTATTGATGCTATAGAGCTACAAGATGTTTAGGAGCAAATCAGTGAAGAGAAAGAGTAAGTCTGATGGCTTACTCAATCTCGCATTACAAGATAGTGAGTGGTTAATTAAGAATGAGAATGGTGAGTACAATGTAAACCACAGCAGCAAAGATATATTGTTGCCAGTCAAGTTGACTAACTCTCATTCAAATAAAACATACAACAAAGCTATGAAGATACTAGCCGTTGCTGATGCTAAGTATGGCAAAGCACCAAAGATGGTTGGTGTTAAACATCTTCAACCTTACTACATAGATATGGCAGTGCAGCTATCTGTTTACTGGTATGTAAACAAGAAAGCATTTCCACAGTTTGATATCCCAAGAACTTTACAATTCTATTCTTCTTGGATGGACAACGAAGGTAAGGCAGAAGCTATTGTTGATATGGTCACGAATAATGTAGCACTAAAGAGGATAGTCAATGCAATGATTAGTGACCCGTGGTTGGCATTACACGAGGCAAGGTACAAAACTAATGTACCTTACCTGTTGAAAGGAAGTATACCATCCAGTTCTTTCTCTATGTTAGATAAAGGAGAGATGGACAAACGTGGTAAAGAGCTATGCAGAATTGTGACTACTGCAGTTAATATGACAATGAGTGTACGTAAGGATGCAAAGAAATATCCTACAGCAAGGATAAAAGAAGTTGCTCAATACTTACACGATATGTGTGAAGACAATAACTTCTTGTATGCGAGTATGCCTAGTGAAACTATGTCAGGTCTACAGGATGTTGAGATTGATATGATGGGAATGAAAGATTTCTCAGATACAAACAACGAAAACCTTGAACACGCAATGACCAATGCTATGAGAAGAAGTGGTGAAGATGTTCGTTGGGCAAGGATGGAGATATCTTATCCACTGCTTGAGAAGTCTTTACCTAATAAACTCTTGGGTAAGTCAAAGAAGTATAGTGATATGGGTGTTTCACCTAGAGCTATGCATAGAGACTTGACTGATAAGAAAGTATTTACTTCTAAGAGTAAAAGAAAATCAGGTACAGTTCTTATAGATGTGAGTGGCTCTATGTCATTTACTGAAGAAGATGTACAAGAAATAATTGAGACATTACCTGCTAGTACAGTAGCTATATACTCAGGTGATAGTGATGCTGATGAGAAAGAACCTAGTAAAGTTAAAGGGACACTACGTGTTGTTGGTAAGAATGGTAGATACGTTAAGTACATACCTGAACACGGGTTCCATAACCTTATTGATGGTCCTGCTATTGAGTGGTTAACGAGACAAGCCGAGCCTAGAATACTTGTAAGCGACTTACAGTTTACAGGTTTAGACTATGCTAATCCAAAGCGAGGTGAGGTAAGTTGCTCAGCAGAATTGATTACTGATTGTATGAGAATGATTGCAACTAAAAATATTATACCTATTCCAAATATAGATAAAGCTAAAGAATGGGTGTTAAAGTACAGAAACGCTTAGCAGTGAGTAGCTTAATATATTACAATATGTGTTAGGCTTTTACTCACTTTGTGCTTAACACATTGAGGGGGACACGGACACGCAAGTGCTCGTGTCCCCTTTTTTTTTGGTCTTTATACGCGTGTGTATTACACGAAAAAAATTTTGCCTTCCTTACGCGTGCGTATACTTTCTTTATTTTCTGCACACTTTCGCAAACTTCTGTTAATATTATACGTATGAGTAGGAATATAAACGAACTTCTCAATACTGTCATAGCAAATTCAGGAAAGTGGTACGAAAACGTGTCATCAGAAGTGCAAGAATTTTTAGATGGTATTGAAGATTTAATCAAACAGGGTAAGGAAGTTAATGCAGTGACAATCAGCGATATCCTCGGTGAACAATTCGGAATTAAAATAACCCCAACGAGTGTGAGAAATTGGCTAAGAGAAATAAAGAAGAAATAGCAGAACTTCTCGCAGAAGTCACTGACAGCAAATACGCTGAACTCAAGGCTACCAATGAAAGATTACTCAAGAAGATTGACAAGCTCAAGGATAAGAAAGCTGATTTGATTGAAGCAGTATATACTGCAGTGAAAGATGGTATATTATCTTTAGACTTACCTCCTGTTAAACCCCCACCTAAGACACGAAAGACTGCAGGAGAAGAGCTATGTGTACCACTTCTATCAGACATACAGTTAGCTAAGACTACACCTACGTATTCCACGAAAGAGGCAGAACAGAGAGTTGTAAGATACGCTCATAAAATCTCAGAACTAGCCCGTCTTCAAAGAGCTCATCACCCTGTACGTAAAGCTGCAGTGCTATGCCTAGGTGACATAGTGGAAGGTGAATTGATTTTTCCTGGGCAGTCTCACTTGATTGATGCAAGTTTATACAGGCAAGTTACTGTAGATGGTCCACGTATCCTCCATAAATTTTTCTCAATACTGCTACACGAGTTTGAAGAAGTAGATGTTTACTGGGTGATTGGTAATCACGGTGCATTAGGTGGTCGTTCACGTAGGGACTACAACCCTGAAACTAACGCTGACCGTATGTTAGGAAAAATACTAGAGACAATGTTTGCTAATGAACCACGTATAAAGTTCATAGTTCCTGATGGAGGTAATGAACGTAACTGGTATCTTGTTGCAAACCTAGGTGTTAAAGCAAAGTTTATGTGCTTTCACGGTGACCAAATCAGAGGTCACGCAGGTATACCTTGGTATGGATACAACAAAAAAATACTAGGTTGGAAATCTTTAGCAGCAAATGGATTAATGGAAAACTTTACACACGCAGTATGTGGTCACTATCACACACCAACAACAATGTATATTAATGATACACGTGTGTGGGTAAACGGCAGTACAGAAAGTTATAATACATTTGCACAAGAACAGTTAGCTAGTATGGGTAGGCCCTCACAGTTTTGTTTATTTGTTAAACCTAACAAAGGTGTAACAGCAGAATATTTGGTAAACTTGGAGGAGTAATTATGTGTTATTTTTGCGGACAACACTTGCGTATAAATAATGCAGTACTAGTATGTTTAAACGTTCTATGTAAATTATACGGGGAAGAACAAAATCAAAAGACAGTTGATGTAGTAGTAAAAGATAAGGAGGAATTATGGGAAGATTCAATCTAAACGAATATGAAATGGTGGAAGATAGGCTCAAGTTATTTTGGGCAGATTATCCAAAAGGAAGAATAGAAACAAACGTAGTACACATTACTGATGATGGTACTTCTGTAACAATCAAAGCAGAAATATTTACTGATGTAAAAGAAGTACTACCAATCTCTACAGGTATAGCACAAGAAACTAAAGGTCAGGGTGGACCTGTTAACAAAGATGCTTGGGCTGAAAACTGTGAGACATCTGCCATAGGTAGAGCATTAGCTAATTGGAAGTATCAAGGTAAAGATAAGAAACGCCCGAGTAGGGAAGAGATGAGCAAGGTCGGTAACGAAACCTCAGAACTAGCCCCAAAAAAATCTGAACCTAAATCTAAACCTGTTGAAGGTAGTCCTGTTAAGGCTATATCAGACGCAGGATATGGAGAACATAAGGGAGATAAACACCCAAGTGGTGAGTTAGCCATAGATGATACAGGCCTATTATGTCCTTGTGGTGGCTCTGTTAAATACTATACTGATGCAGAAAAAACAACAAAAAGAAGTCCTGACTTTAGATGTACGCTAATGGGCAAATGTACTGCAGGAGATACTGTGGATGGTAAAGTATTTGCTAAGTCTTGGTGGATGGATAACAAAGCTACACCTAAAAGTTGGCAAGACTTTGCATCAGTATCTAATGGTATGACATTACCAAAACCAAAATCATTAGATGAGATAGGGCCTGATGACGCTCCCTTCTAATATATTTTCAGACCCTAAACTATTAAAAGAATGGGCAATAAAAGTAAGTAATGCGTGTGGTGGTTTACAAATGACCACCTCACCAATACTAAAGAAAACTGATATTAAAGTATTAGATGTACTAGTAGAAAAGTTTGTACACGATTATAACGTACAGATGTCAAATGCTTCTAAGGAACTAGAAGAAGAAGAAGAATAATGTCACATCCAATACCTGGAATGGAATACTTCTGTCAAGATTGTTTAGAAGAAATTATAGAATTTCATAAATGTGATTGAGCAAGAGCCGAGGTAGAAAGGATAACACCCTCGGCTTTGCTATTGAACTACTTGCTTACTGGTTGAGAACTTTTACCAATTTTTTTAGCGGCAAATGTTTTCACGACAGCGAGTGCAGCAGCACCTCCTGAGAGGGCAGCTAACTGGACTGTTTCAGCTTCGACACCTACAAGTGGTGCTATTGTTAAAGCACCAATGAAGGCCTCAATGAATGTCCATACCACACGCTCAAGCATATCTTTTAAGTCATCACTCATTTTATACTCCCACGATTCGGACCAAGGTGTCCACCTCACATCCTTCTTGAACGTGCCGTCTTGGTTTCTTGCTCTTTTTGATTTCTCAAACATTATCTAATTAACCTTCCTTTCAACATAGCATTGCCTTGTAAGACATTACCATTTACTTCTTCTAACTTTTCCATTACAGTTCTTGCTAGTACTACATCCTCTGTAGATGCATTTGATAATGGCTTTTCTAATAGTTTAGTTATGGTTGTGTACTCAATAGATACACTCAAACCAAGTAACATTTCTTTAGCAACTTTATTGTATAGTTTTTGATACGCCTTGCCACTGTGTCCTATAAACCCATCATCACTTATATCTAAGTCTTGCTGACTTTCTCCAACAATTAGGCAACCTGATGTGTGTTCATCTGTATTACCTGCGTGTATAAGTATATAAGTAAAGTTAGGTACATCTTGTAAGTGCAACATACCATAGTGTGCAGCACCATATCTTTCTTTATATTTAGTATGAAAACCACCAACAGTTCTAAACTGTATGTTGTATGTCCCTTCAGGTATGCAAGTTTCGTGCATAACTTTTACGGCCTGATACTGGTCTTCTAATGTATAACATTCGAACTGACCATCAACTAATAGTATTCCATTAGTAGCGTCTGTTCCGAATTGTGTTCTAACTACAGTTAGTTTCACCTAGTCCTCCATTCTTACAATTACATATCTGTATAAAGGAACCATCTTCTTTAGTGGTTACCATACACATATATCTCCTTATTTTCTAAAGCCTATGGTTAGCAACCATACGGCTAATGTAATTATAGTAGCTAATCCTGTAATTTGCTGTGCAGAACCTGTCAAAGTGAGTGTCGCAATCACTAGCCCCACCAGGGTCCACGAAAGATTTAAAGTTTCTTTTATTGCAGCAACAATCCAAGACCATAATTTCTTAATCATTAACTTCTCCTAAATATAAATGCTGCCATACTAGCTATTCTAGTTAGGATAACTGGCACGACAACTTCTTGTGCTTTTTCTTTTTGGTCAGATGTCATATCACCTGACAAATCAGAAAGGTTTATTTCCTTTAAGTCTATGTCCACCAGTGTTTCTATTGGGTTCTCTATAAAATTTTCAAACTGAACTTCAGTAACTACATCAGCTAGTGTGTAATCTTCTACGTCTGCATTCTCTACAGCACGCTCTACATATTCTTCTACGGCCTCAGCTACGGCTTCGTCTGACTTAACAGCCTCTGCAATGATTTCAACATCTTCAGTTTCAACTTGTAATACCTCAGCAACAACTTCAACTTGCTCCTCTGTAAGGTCTTCAACATTGTCTATAGCCTCCTCTACAATTTCTTGTACAACTTCTTGTACTTCTTCAGATACATCTTCTAAGTTCTGTACACCTACATCATTTACTTCTTCAAGTACTTCTATAACTTCTTCAGTGGTGGCTTCTTCAACAACAATAGTTTCTATAACTTCTTCTACTTCAGCTACCTCAACAGCTATTTCTTCTTCAGTAAGTTCTACAGGTTCTTCTTCAACATCTTCCTGTATTGGCTCATCCAAAACTTCCTCATCAGTCTCAGATAAAACTTCGGCCTCATCAATAATAATTTCTTCTTCAATTTCTTCCTCTTCTATTACTACGATAATTATATCATCAGGTATATCTAACTCTATAATTTCTTCTTCAATTACAATTTCTTCTAATTCTTCTAACTCTTGTATTACATCAATAAGCTCTTCGATTTCTTCTTCAGATAAATCTTCAAGAGGTATTATGCTATCTTCTAGTTCTTCAAGTATAAGAAGTTCTTCTTCAGCCTCTAAAATTTCAGCTTCTAAAATAGCTATTTCTTCTTCGGTGAGTTCTTCACTATCCTCGACCTCAACATCTTCTTCTTGAATTGTTTCTTCTCCGAGGTCGTCATCTCGTAGTATCTCTTCGTCCAACTCATCTTCTATCTCCTCTTCTTCGATAATATCAACAACAACATCAGGTACGTCAGTGCAATCAGAGGGCTGATAACCAAACCAATCTCCACTTTCTATGGCTTCCAAATATTGTTTATACGATAAAGGGTTACCTGGGTGTTCACAACCGTATTCATCCCACGCCAAATACGTTGTAACATTGTCTTCAACGACATCCTCTGCTTTGGGTAAGGTTGTGCTAGTTGTTGTCGTACTAGGTGGCGTGTTATCAGGTATATCATATTTATAGTATACATTATCTATAAGCCACCAATCAGTAATTCCTTCTATGACTATCTCTGTAATAAAGGTCTCTACTGTTTCTGCTACTGCAAATACTTTACTTCCTGCTACTTCCATATCCGTATTTACATCTAGTGTAAAGTTTTCTGATGCACCATTGTCATAATACACAACACCTGATACACCACCTTCTTGGTCTATAGCAGCATAATTAAAACCTACTTCGTATGGTTCGTTAGGAAATGCAATGGTAAGACTGTCTGAACTACCTCTTATACCTAATTGAAATCTGTCATTACCAAAGTATATACTTTGAAAACAATCCATATCTTCTATACCTATAAGGCCTGCTTCTTCTGTGCTAGCACAATCAGGACTTTGTGAAGTAGCAGCACTTACTACTGTGTCACTAGCTCCATATACAAATGTAATATCTGTATTTATTTCTTGATTATCAAATGTTTCTGTAACTGTAGTTTCTTCTGCTATAGAATGTAAGGGTACGGCTAGCACTAAAGCTGCAGCTATCGCTGCTAACTTTCTCACATTAAGTTATTGATTAACACCACCAGTGCCGAGATTGCAACCAACCAACCCGATAACTCTTGCCTTGATATTTTTTGATTTACCTTTTCGTGTAACTCATCTATACGTTTATTTATATCTTGTTGTCCCTCCAATATAAGATTTAACATTTCTTTCTGTGTAAAGCCGTTGCCGTTAGAAGATGTCATCTCTATCCCAATCATCTTGCCAATTCCACTTATCAGTCTTGTAGTGATAAGGTGCTTTCTGCGACTTACCTGTTAAAAATTTATATAGATTACCATAGTTTTCTATAACTAAAACAATGAGTATTAAGTATATGAGTAAATCCATAAATCGGATTATATCATATCCTCCAGTAGGTTTATAAGCAATTCTATATAATCTTGATGTGTACTGTCTAATGTAATGCTGTCATCTACTTTAGCTAGCTCTATTGCTTTATATAAAGTATCACCGTCTATGTACGTTATTGTGTAAGGGTCAGGAAGCAAATCATAATCAGGAGGATTTTTAACAAACTCACTTTCTATTAACCATTCATCCAGTGCTTCTATCATTGTCAAACTCTTTAACTGCTTTGTCATAGTACATTCTACTAGTAGCTATTACTGATGCTGCTTCATCTCTAAATACTTGGTCAGTCTGTTCTGTAGCTTTTATTACATCTAGTTCAAATGTATCATCTATAGGAACAACAGATATGTGTATGAGAGGAGTACCTTCTGTTACTTGCAATACTTCTCCTACTTCCATTGGTCTATTTATTTCAAACGGAAAGTTTACTTGACCATACGCATCAGTTCTAACAAGGCCTGATAAAAACTTAATAGGCCTATCTTCGTAGTGCCAAAAGGGGTCATTAAATATTACACCCCAACCAGGTGGTGTTTTAAATTGCCAAGGTGATACAAGTTTGAATGCACCTCCACCAACTAATGGTGTAACAGGTGAGCCTTCTATTTGATATTGTGAATGACCATCAAGTGCTGTAGGTAGAGGGCCTTGGCCTATCTGCCAAAGTATATCGTCTTCTGTCCTAGTAAACTCTAACCAAGACCAAGAAGGCATTATGTAACCATAGTTAATTATGTCACGAATAGCAGGACAAGTTTTAATGTTTCCTGAATTAGCTAAACTTACATAGTTACTATCACGTTTCAGTGTTTTCCACCAAGCAGGTGGTGCTTGTTTTGCAGGAACAATAGGATGTGCGTCTACTATCCAGTTTAAATCTTGATATATAGGTATAACTTCTAGTTTCATAGCAGTTTCTTTGGCCTTCTTTTTATCACTGTATTATATACTTTAGTAGTATTGTTTCTTAATTTTGTAATGTTCTTTACCTCTCTACACATAGCCCACATTTCATCAGTCATAAGTTTATACTCTACATCTACAGGCCTGTTAAAGTATAAAAGCATAAAAGGTTTATCAACACTCCACTCAAAACTAGCTTGTTTCTTTTTATCTGTTACTTCTACTGCAAAATTTAACATTCTGTTCCAACTGTAAATATTGAACGAACCTGGTACAAATGTACAGTTATCCATTTTTAAATCTGTTCCAGGTAATAATGATATTTCAATATCTTTAGTATCTGTAAAAAGTATATAAGGTACTATACATTGAAGTGTAAGAACACCATATACTTCTTGTTTTGTTACATTTATAAAATTAAATATATCTTGACCTAATTGACCTGCAGTATTGCTACCTGTAAACTCTGTTTCCATAAGGCCTGATACAGGATTGTATATCCACTTAACATCTAAAGGAGCATTAACTGCATATAATCTATTGTTAGCTATCTGTACAGCAGGACAACCATACGTATTTTTGTTATATAGATATGGTTCACTAAATATACTTGTTGGATAACTATAACCTCTGTCTAATGAATAAACTACTTTGGATTTTTTGTATCTATTAAATAGCATACTCCACCTTTATTTTTTACTCTTCAGTATGTAAAACCCATTGTGTATTTTCTTCGTCCCAATCCCACCATTGGTTCTCTAATATTTCATCTGTTGGGTAATCTATAGGTGGTTTCCATTCCCATTCACTTTCATTCCAAACCCAACTTGGAAAAGGTCCACTAGCAGGTTTAGTAAGTTTTTTATCTTCAGCCCATATGTCGCCTATGACTACTATATTGCTACCTGGTGCCAGTGAAAATGTATCACCAGGATTTTCTAAAGATAAGAAGTCGTCTATTGTATCTCCGACTAGAATATTTTTTACAACGTTATCAGGCCCTATGTGTACAATCATTAAAGTTTTTTTACTTTCTTTATAGTAGTTACGTTACCTGCAAGTGTTGGTTGGTCATACTTTAATATTTGCATACGACCTGCTGAACCGTGACCACCTGAGTTACTGCTACTGTCATTCTTTCTACTACCTCCACCTGAGCCATAGCCACCTCCGTTGTTAGGTGTGTTGCCACCATTCCCTCCAACGTTTGTGTTACCTACATCTCCTCCTCCACCTGAACCATAAAAACCTTGTTGACCTCCACCTGCACAGTAGTTTTCTCCTAGAAAAGCAAAGCCATCTCCACCGCCTTGTGCACCATTAGCACCAGTTAAGTCAGAACCCATACCTCCTCCACCACCGCCCATATAGCTGTTGTTGTTAGTTTTAGGGCCGCCATTTCCACCTATGTTACCTGTTGGTGTAGTATTGTTATCTGCTCCTGAGCCACCTCCGCAGCCACCTGAACCACCTGCTTGGCCCTGTCCTGCACCACGACCACCACCTGCTACAGATATATTTGATAAAGTATTTTTATTATTTGATTGAGCTATAAAAGTTGCAGCATTCATACTTGTAGTGCCACCATTACCACCATTTAAGAATTGACCTGAGTTAGCACCACTACCTTGAGAGCCTATTGTAATATTAGAAGTACCGCTAAATTGTACGCCTTCAAAGAATACAGCCCCTGCTGCACCTCCTCCACCTGCACGCCAACCTCCGCCACCTGCACCACCACCAACGGCAAACACTTGGTATTTGGTGTTATTGCTATCAGGTGCAAATGAGCCATTACTATTGTTCGTTTGAACAAGTGTCATAGCTTTTGCATTGAGGTCATCACCTCTGCTTATATGTGCAGAAGCACCATCATTTAATGCTAGTCTTTTAAAACCCATTAGTTTCTCCGATTATGTGATTTGTGTTCCAAAAGCATTTATTGAAACATTAGTATCACTACCATAAAGTTGCAGTGCTTCTCCTGTTGCTAAAGTTATACCTAAAGTCATTGTTACTACATCATTTGCAGCAATAGATGTATCATAGGCTAAGTAACTTGCATCAGCAGTTCCTGAACCACCACTAGGAAAAACACTTATTCTAAATGTTTTCGCAGAGGAAGCTCTGTTTGCAACAACTATAGATGAAACAATAGCACTTGTGCTAGCAGGCACAGTATAAGTGGTAGCGGATGTACCACCTGCGTGTTGTTTCAATATCTTATATTCGTTTGCCATATATCTCCTATATTATCATATTTTATCTTATGCACCTAATAATAGCATTTCATCCACATCTAGGTACTGTAATGCGAAACCTGTATCAGACCATAACATTAATTGTAAATCTACATTTAATGATACAGTTGCTTCAGGCAATAAATCTATATCTTCGTCTATAGGTAAGTTACCAATAGTATCTATTACTAAACTTCCACCTTCTTTGAGCATCATTAACATACCCATATTATGCTCCCATCAATAAGAAACCGTGGATGTCACCACCGCCACCACCTGATGAGTATAAGTTTATAGCACCATCTCCACCCATACCGCTATGACTAGAACAATAATAATAAAGTGTTGATGTAGCTCCTGCTATACCTAAAGTTTCAGGTGTAATCTCTATTGTTGTAGATGAACCTGAACTACCTGGTGTACCTGCAGTTGTTACGTTAGTTGTAAACTCTGAACCACTGTTATGCGAACCATCTTGCGTTAATGAAAATTTAAAGTTGTGAGTTGCTAGTGAACTGTCAGATGTATCAAACTTATATTTAAAACCTATCTTGAATATAAAATTAGATGACCTAGTTCCTGCACCTGAATCTGTACCTGATAAAAAGTAAAATACATTTTGTGAACCTGAACCATCATCAGCTACTTTGACTGTTATAGGTACTGTAAGTGTTACTGCACCTGCTGATATATTGTCTATCTGTGTTTGTATTGCAGAAGATACACCATCAAGGTAACCAAACTCTGTATTAGATACATTTCCGTTGTGTATTTTAGAGGCATCTATAGCAGCACTAGCATTGACATCTGCGTTGACAATAACACCACTACCAAAACTTGTAGCTATATCTTGCGTTGAACTGCTTATAGTACCTGTTATATCTCCAGTAAGTGCTATGTCATTTACTCTGTCGTGAATATCTTCAAACATTTCACCTACAACGGCCATACGTACAGTTGTACCGTCTACGTGTGTTGGGTCAGTAGTATATCTACCTTCTACATCTCTAGTCATAGCTGATACTGTTGTACCTGAAGATGCTGTTACTAATACAACTTCTCTGTTAGAAGCATTATCAGGGTCTATTACTAAATAATACGGTGCAGCTATTGGAGTAGTTCCATTTGATGTAGGTGCTGCTGTAAGTGTACAGTCATTAGCACCTGATGCTACAATACCATTTAGTGTTGTCTCAAAAAAGTTACTGTATGTAGCTGTCTGTAATGTCATTTATGCTCCAAATTTCAATAATCCTAATTGCTGAATACCAAACACTTCTGTGCTAGTTACATCTGTTACAGTTTGCTGTCTAGTACCACGCACCGTAATTATAGCATACTGGGTTACACTTCCTCTTTCAACATTTGAATTTATTGGATAGCTTATTCTTTCTACCACACCACGGATAACTTCAGAAGGGTCAAATATTTCTAACGTAACAGATGCACCTTCTTTTGTACGTAACTCAGAATATATTGCTTCACCTAAACCTTTTACTTTTATAGGTTTACGATTAGGCCTTTCTACTCTATCTGATACATTTATAGGTATTTGTGCAACTACAAGTTCAGGTCTTGCTAATGCACGAAACTGTACTGATTTTACTTTAGGTGTATTTATACCATCAGAAGTTTTAAGAACTACTTTACCTACTATAAACCTAGATACCTCAGCTATCTGTTTTTCAACGTCACCTGTACCTGTTGTTTGTACTATAGCCTCTATAAAACTTGAATCACTAGGATTATCTAATGCCTCAAATTTTGTAGAGTAAAATAATTCTGTTGAGGTATTAGAAGCTAAAGTTTGTGTAGACATCTCTGCACCTACAAATTGCTTTGCTTCAGCAGTAAAGAAATCTGCAGCAGATAACAATATATAACCTTCAGATTCAAATGCAGATGTTTCTAAATATACATCACTTGCTGCTATTACCACCATAAACTTACCTTCTACTTGTGTAATACCAGTAACAAATCCACCTGCACCCATCTTTATGTTTCTAGCAAAACCTGCAGTTGGTAAGTAATATCTCCACAAAAATGTTTCACTACCGCTTTCTTTTACACCACAGTAAACACTATCTCTTGATACAAACATAAATTTAGGTGTAGTATCTACACCTGTAATATCCCATTCTTTTATTAATTGTCTTTGTGCTACAACGTATAAGTCATCAGCAGTAACTAGCTGAGCTGTATAAAACCTACCTACAGATTTTGTTTTTTCTTTTGTTCCAAAAAATACAATACCCTCAGATGCAGCTAATGAATGTACTTCTTCAAAAGGTATATTGGTCTGACCTTTTAGTGTCATAGTACCTGTTATATCTTTTATTGAAAATATATCCCCGCTTGTTGACGCAGCTAAAACCACAGAACCTGCATCTATCACAGATGTTATACTAAAACTATTATCAAACGTTACTATTGCACTAGCTTCTGTTAAATCACTCGAATCCCAAGTTTGTCCTATAGGAGTTATACCCCACAAGTAACCTACAGTTCCATCATCACCTGATATAAACAACTGACCCTTAGCAAAATGTATACCTGTTAAACCATTTGAGGCCTGGTCTGTAGTTCTTACTACCCAGGAACTACCTGTAAATTCTATTAACTGTGAACCTGAAGTACCGTTAGCAGTTGTAGCATACATTCTGTCTCCTACTGCAACTAAACCTGTAAAGTTATGTGTAGCTCCTGTTGTACTAGATGATATTTCAGACCAAGATTCTGCTGATAAATCATACTTATGTATAGTTGTACCATCAGTTACGAATACATCTCCGTTTGTAATTTGTGCTAAGTAGTTATTATCAGCACTAAAACTTTGACTTTGTGTTGTTGTTGTATGTAGTAACTTGGCACTGTAAGCTGTTTCATCATCTGCGTGAAATACATCTACACCTTTGCTATCAAAAAATCTAGTTACATCTTTGGGATTGCCGTTAACTCTATGTGCTGTATCTAAACCTTGTCCACCTGAAAAGTTATTACGAGAAAACTTACGGCCTAAGTTAGATGTAAAATCTTCAGGATTTTGTTTAACATTTATCTGTCCTTCTTGTACATCTGATGATTGTATCTGCATTTCTCTACCTGGACCAACAGCAGAACGTAATAATATATCATCTATTCTGACATCATACCCATATCTTTTAGGGTTAGAAATATTAATAGTTGATGCAATTCTAGGCATTATCCATAACTCAAGTTATTTATTGTTACTGGTTCAGGATACCTAGCTCTTAAATCTTTTCTAGCTTGTTGTATTAATGCTCTTTGATATGCCAATAAAGAGTTTCTTATCCTAGATGCAGATTCTACAGGAAAGGATTGTGTAGCTAATTGGTCTGATATGTAGTCTGTAGTAGCTGTTGGTATATCTCTACCTGCCATTATTTGTGCTGCAACACCTGCCATAATTATTGGTTCATATTCACTTTCTAAACCTATTTCAGCTAGTGTATTATCTTCTGCAGTTGGTTCTACAAACTTCTTTTTAAATGTGATATACACTGTATGGCCTGCGTTTACGTTATACACTTGAACAGCATTTACTTTGTTAGGTCCATTGTTACTATATGTTATGGTTTGTGATACACCATCCGAATCTGTATAAGTAAATGGGTTAGGTAGGTCTACAAGTTCTACTGTAACACCTGAATATACAATACCTGTGTCATCTGTACCTGCAGAAAAATCTGTATATTGAGATATAGCTTTTATTGGAGCTATTAAGTAATTATCATTTGTACCACTCAATGGGATATACCCAACTTTAGCTGATACTTGTTTAGTTTCTACTGCAAATAATGTAGGATATAAATTTTTTATTTGGTCACATACAGCATCAAATACATTTTTACGTGGGAATGGTGGTGAAATTTTAATTAAATCACCTGCAGTATGTGCTGCTGCAGTTGTACCTCTTGCACCTCTAGTTACGGTAACTGTGTTAGTTACAGCGTTTAAATCTGTACACAACATAAGTTCTTGATTTATTTCAATGACAGTACCTGCATCCATAGCATCTTCTTCTTCTACAGATAACAAGTCACCATTAAAAGTTAAAGTTGTTACTGAATTGTTTATGCCTGTAGATAGTGTCGTATAACTAACTAGGTCGTCCATAGGTTCAAGATATTCCCTGTAGGTTCTATCTACTAGGTTACCAATATTGCTCATTGGGTCTCCTAACTATGTCTAAAGTGTAATATTATTTTTCTATCTGCAGCTTCGTTTCCATCAGAGGTAACTCTTATGTAACCATTACTGGCAAAGGCCCAACCTGATGGGTCAACTCTAACAATGTCTCCTGCTGATACTGTGTAGCTTACATCAGTTCCATCTGTTTCTTTAACATCAACAAATGTTGAATTGTCCATTGAGAAATCAAATGTTATAGTTGAACCTGTCATAGCTGCAGGAAATTGTATACCACAAAGTAACATACCTTCTGTTTGAACTCCAAGAGAGTTATTGTTGTCTGCAGAAATATCTATTAAAGCCTGTTTTGATTTAATCATATCTTCCTTACTATAGCAGAAGAAAAGGGTGGAGGTGGAGTTCCACCCTAATCTTCAAATTGTTTATGCTACTGCTTGAATTTTGCAGTGATATGAAGGAGGTCCGAACTCGAATCCCATCTCCATATAAATTGCTTTACCAATTCTAGCATTGGCATCTTGGTCTAAGTCACGTACGAACACAGTACCAAATCCTGGGATGTTGGTAAATACTGGTTGTATGTAAGCTAAGTCTAAGATGAAAGCAGTTCCTGTTGGCATAACATCAGGGTCAATAACCATAAGTCCGATTGAACCGAATGGTGTAATGATTGTGTCAATGTCAACACCTGCAACACTTCTATCTCTAGGAATGATTGCACCTGCTATATCAACTGTACCTTTAACAAGCTCGTTGTTAAGGTCTAGTAATTGTTTTGGACTAACACATAATACAGGGTTTGTCATTGGTGCGTGGTTGTCATACATTCTCTTTAATGACTCTGAAATAGTCTTAAAGGATATAACTTGTGCCGTACCAGTTCCGTCTCCTGCTGTGTCGTTGTAGTAGCAGTTACCGCCTAATGGGTTGACTGCTGCAGAGTTGTTGGCGTTCTTGTTTATGGTAATCCATACGTCAAGACCGTACATTTCTCTAGTTCCATCACCTGGGGTGGTATTAGCACCGTCAGAGAAAGAACCGTTGAATGCAAACCACTCAACTTCTCTTGCTACTTTTTCCATTGCTTTTTCCATTTGGAAAGCAAACTCATCTGCCACTGGGCTACCACCAAATAGTGCTAACTTGTCACCTGCTGTGTTGCCGCCTGTTCCATCAGAAAAGTTGGCAATGTTTGCAGATAAGTCGAAAGGATTTTGGTTTTGTGTAGATGCTAAAGCTGTGTATGTCATTTGTACACCCTTGTGGAAAATCTGAGTTACATAAGTATATGCAGCTCTGTCTCTTCCAAGATATTCTGTAGGTGTAGAACCCTCTTGACCTTTAGTTGGTTCTGAAGAAACGGTTGCATTATCTTCTACTTGGACTTGCCAAAATGTAGAGTTTAATGTTTTGCCGCCATTCAAACCACCAACTGCAGTAAGTAGAGGTGTTCTTTGACCACCAACTTTAAACAATTCACCAGTGAAGTTATTAATATGTTGAGCATAAATTGTAGTGCTTGATGCACCTAAGCTAATTGCTCCCATTTTTATCTTCTCCTATATAAATTATTACTTGTCTTGTTCGGCTAAAGTATCTAGCATTCGCAGTTTTGCGTTCATAGAATCTTTAGCACTTGTATTTGGGTCACTTACGAAGTTCAGAAACTCTTGACCTATGTCAACAGGTTCTGCATTTACACCAATTTTATTGAGCTGCTCTACACGTGATTGAGCTTCAACTACATTATTTGCAGGAGCTGCACTAGGTTGTTCAGAACTACTAACTTCTCCAAACTCTTGAGCAACAAACTCCTTGATACCCTCTACTGTGACATCACCATCATA